GCAGATACTGACCATCAGTTTAAAAAATATAATGAAGACGGTAAGTTATTTTACATCTTAGATAAGAATGCAACAACTAATGACAAGTTTTATAAAGTTGCTCTTCTTCAAAAATTTGATGGAGACAGAACATATTATGATGCTTTGGATGAAACCGTAAAAAATGGTTGGATTTTAAATACCAACAAATTAAATCAGATATTATCATCGGTTGATGAATACATTAAATTGGAATACCCTGAACAGGTTAAAATATATACTGATAAGGAGTTGGCAAAAAAAGAAAAACAACGACTTGCTAATTTAAGAATTCAACAAATATTAAAAGAAAGACAAGACGAAGCTCAAGAGAGAAGGTTGGATGGTGAGTGGACTTTAGATGACAATTGCCCTGAGATTGGATTAAAGGCTCATGCTCTACTTATTAATTTGTCTGAAAATTTTGATGTAGATATAATAACCAATCAAGACATAGGTGAAATTGCAAGAATTCAAAATGAGATTGACAGACTTCAATTAGAATATGATAATGATGAAGAGGTAAGAGGTGATTTATTGGATGAAATAAGTGAGTTGGAGGACGAGATAACAGAATTTGAAAACAAAATAGATGTTTATAATATAATCCCAACCGGAAGTTTTTATGCCACATCTCAGTTTGAGGTAATTGGAGTTCCTAACTTAGAAGACCGTACATATGCTGTTGGTGATGAAGATGAGATGCAGAGAAGTGCTTATGAATATGTTGACCAATTAATTGACGACATTGGATATCGAGGATTTAATCCTACATTTGCCAAAGAGTTTATTGATGAGAAAGCAATAATTTCATATGCTGAGGATTTATTTAACGACGATGTTTATAATAACACTGAAAATTATGTGGATAATTCACAAAGAAATTTATCTGACGGACAAGAAGAAAAAATTGGTATTTTAAATAGTAAAATAGAAAAATATAAAAGTTTAATTTCAAGTTTTGAAGATGAGATAGATAATGATGAAATGGAAAGTGAAAATAATGATGAAATTATAGAAAAAATTGATGAGTTAAATGATGAGATTACCGAAATGGAAACGGAAATTCAAGACGAAATAGAAAACCCTGAAGGTTCTTTCCCTGATGACTTAATTGAAGATATAATTGAAAAACAACTTAAAGAAGTAAGATATGATGTTACTTCTTTCATGGATGAATGGGGACTTGATTGGGAAGAATATGTTGACAAAGACGAATTTATTAATGGAGTTGTAGATGCCGATGGTTATGGCCATACCTTGAATGGATATGATGGTACCGCAGAAGAAATAACAGTTTTAGGTGATTTATATTATGTGATGAGAATTGATTAAGATTTTTATTTAGTTATAATTGTTGTATGGGAAGAAAAAAAAAATTGGAGTTTAAGTTAAACCCCGAGTGGATGTTGAAAGAACCTTTAGATTTTGAATACAACAAATATACTCTATTAAATTACATTCAAAAATGTGAAGAAAGATTAAATAAGTTTGAAATTTATCCTGATTTTGTTGAGTTATCTTTGCACATGGCAAATATTCAATCATTATCTAATGAAAACATTCTACTTTTAACTAATAAAAAATTTAATTCATGTGATGATGAAATTGTGTTAAAAGATTTATATCCAAAAACCCCAAGAGAATTATCGGACGAAGAAAAAAATGAGTTAAATAAAACAATCTTGTATTCAAATGATAAATTATTTGACACATTTAATACCGCCAAATCAATTTGGAATATTGTTTTTGATAGTATCGATGTTTCCGTAAAAAAAAATAAAAAAAATTTAGGTTCAATTTATGGGTATATTTTTTACTATAAAAAGTTAGAAAATAAAATTTATGTTTGGGAATATAAAATAAAAAAAGAACGGGACAGTAAAAATAACGCTCAAACACAGATAACCAAAATATATGAAAATGAGGCGGATAGTACCACACTATTATCAATTATTGAGACTTATTCAAAATTCAATAAAACGGAGTATTATAAAGATTTCCCGGTTTTTGAAATAACTTGTGAACAAGATTTTCCAATAGAACAATCTATTGTTCCAATTATGAAAAGAAAAATAATGTCGTATATTTTTCAAACATTTAACATTGAAAAATTAAAAATAATTGACAATAAAATATAAATAAATTATATTTTATCGTACGTTTTATTAATTCTAAAAAAAAAATAAATAATATATGAAAATTAAATTGGAATATGTGTGGTTAGATGGATATACGCCAGAACCAAATCTTAGAAGTAAAATAAAAATCGTTGATTATCCAATAAATTTTATTAAAGACATACCTGAATGGGGGTTTGACGGGTCCTCAACAAAACAAGCTGAAGGATATTCTTCTGATTGTTATCTCAAACCAGTTAGACTGTATAAATCATATGATAGAATCTATGTTTTTTGTGAAGTCATGGATAATAAAAATAATGCACATGAAACAAATGATAGGGCAAAGTTAGGTAAAGAAGACGAATCTTTTTGGGTTGGGTTTGAACAAGAATATTTTATACGTTCAGCTCATAACCAAAACATTTTAGGTTTTGATTCAGGTACAATGATTGACCCGCAAGGAAAATATTATTGTGGTGTTGGAGGACAAATTGTTGGAAGAAATATTGTTGAAGAACATTTGGATATGTGTTTAGAATGTGGGATTGGTATTGAAGGAATCAATGCTGAGGTTGCATTAGGACAATGGGAGTATCAAATATTCGCAAAAGGTAAATTATTGGCTGCGGATGATTTGTGGATGTCTCGTTACTTTCTTTACAAAATTGCTGAGAAATACGGATATCAGATTGAATTACACCCAAAACCATTAGTTATTGGTGAATGGAACGGTTCAGGACTACATACAAATTTTTCAAATAAAATAATGAGAGAAGTTGGTGGAGAACAATATTTTAAATCAATTTTTAATGTTTTTGAATCAAGGAAAAACGTACATATGAAAAATTACGGTTCAGATAATGAACTTAGATTAACTGGAAAATATGAAACACAATCAATTAATAAATTTAGTTGGGGGATTAGTGATAGAGGAGCTTCTATCCGAGTACCTATGTCAACCGCAAAGGAATGGAAAGGATATGTTGAGGATAGACGACCAGCGTCAAATGCAAATCCATATAAAATACTTAATGTTATTTGTGAATCATTAGTGTCCGCAAAACAATTGGAATCAACGTTAAGTATTATGTATGAAGATATTGATACCGATAAGTTAAGTGAAAAATACGGAACAATGTCTAATGATGATTTGTTGAAAGAATATCGAAATGATGATGATTATGAATTATCTGAAAAAATGATGGAGTCTAAAGCAAATGTTAATCCAGAGTTTATTAATAACAAGAACTAATAAGATAAATGAAAAATAATTGTGCGTGTAACCCAATAAATGGGGGAGATGGTAATTGCCAGTGTGTAAATTCATCTAATGTTAACATAGAAAAAGAAATGGTAAATCATCCTGACCATTACCAATTTGGTAAAAATAATGAATACGAAGCAATAAAAGTTATTGACGCTTGGGATTTAGGGTTTAGTTTAGGAAATGCAATAAAATATATTAGTCGTGCAGGAAAAAAAAGAAAAGATACAGAACTTGAAGACCTCAGAAAAGGACTTTGGTACCTCCAACACCACATCGAAAACATCGAAAAATAAAACAGGACTTAGTAAAGAAATTTCAGTTTTAGATGCAATCACAACACCAAGTGAATTACTACGAGAAACTTTTATAAATTTTATGTGGGGTTTTTTAGGTAATTCTATTGTCGTGTTTGTTGCAAAAGAATTGGACTTTTTAGTTTTAATAAATTATATTTTGTATTACGTTTTAATTTCGTACATTGTCAACAGAAAAAAATATGACACAATTTTAGGTAAGTTTATCGTTCTACCTGGTTCAGCTGCAATAGGTGCCTTCACAGGATATAAACTAGCTCAAATAATAACAAGTATAATTTAAATAAAAATGAAACTAACGGAAGAACAAAAAAATCATATCCTTAATCAATATAAAGGATTAAAAAATGACGAACAAACACTTGGCGAATTACACGAAATAATTGTGGATTTTTGTTTGGATGAAGAAATTATTGACTTATCAGATGATGAGGATGGAGACCTTTACGAAGAGTTTTCAAATGAAGTATGGGATTATTTAGAAAGTATTAAATAAAAAAAGATATGATAGGTAGTTTAGTGTATGTAAGTTTGTTATTGAATGTAGTATTAATTTTAAAATTGATACGCAAATGATGATAGTAATGGGAATTTTAATTGTTGTTGCAATAGTGTTAACAACTGTGTTAGTGATGGACATTTTAATTGATATAATAATATGAAATACTACAAAATAATTTTGGCGGGTAAAGGAGCAGAACTTTACCCATTTGAATTAAACACAAAACAATACGAAACTTTTCGTGATAACGGGGTAGAACAAGATGAGATGGAATGCGATGATATATGTGAAATATTAGAAGTTGAAAGTTTCCTTGATTCGACAAACGAATCTATTATGGGGCCTTTTGCGGATTCGTTTATTTTAAGAGTTGAAGATGAGGATGGAAAAGTTGTTTATGAAACAGAAGTTTTGGATATAGAAAAAATTGATTACGAAGAAAAATATTGTAGTAATAAAGCTTTTTTAATTGTTGAAAATTATTGTAAAGGTGAACAAGTAATTTATGATATACCACTTGAAGAAGATTTTGATATTGATAAATTAAGATTAAAAGTCTATGATGTTGGTTGTAGAGTCGAAGTAGTAAATGAAATTATATATGATGAAAAATCATATGAAATTTATAAATCATATGGTGATACAACGAGTAAAGGATTTAATTATCATTTAACCGCAGGAATTTAAAAATTATGGAAACAGGAAAAATAATAAATGGAGATTGTATTGAGGTAATGAAAACATTGTCTGATGGGTGTATTGATTTGGTTGTGACATCACCACCATATAATTGCGGAATTAAATATGACACCCACATAGATGACTTACCTATGAATGAATATTGGAGTTGGACACGAGAATGGTTAACAGAAACTTACCGATTGATTAAAGATGACGGTAGAGTTTCAATTAACATTCCCTACGAAGTGAATGTTCAAGATAGAGGAGGTAGAGTATTTTTTGTTTCAGAGTTTTATCAAATAATGAAAGAGGTTGGATTTAAATTCTTTGGAATTGTGGATTTAGAAGAAGATTCTCCACACAGAAGTAAGACAACAGCATGGGGTTCTTGGATGAGTCCCAGTTCTCCATATATTTATAATCCAAAAGAATGTGTAATATTAGCATATAAAAAACAACACATTAAAAAAGTTAAAGGTGAACCAGAATGGAAAGGAGTCCCAACTGAGATTGAACAGGAAGACGGGACATTAAAGAAAAAAATTGTATATGAGGAAAAAGATAAGAAAGAGTTTATGGAACTTGTATTTGGTCAGTGGAATTACTTTGCAGATACTAAATCACTCACCAAGGCAACTTTCTCAATGGACATACCAACAAAGGCGATTAAGATATTGTCCTACAAAAACGATGTAGTTCTTGACCCATTTGCGGGTTCAGGTACTAGTTTGGTGGCGGCAGAAATATTAGATAGAAGATGGTTAGGTATAGAATTAAGTGAAAATTATACTAAAGTTGCACAAAAAAGAGTACAAGACTTTGTTGACCGAAAAAAACAAATTAAAATAGAATTCAAATAAAAAGGTTATTACGACCTTTTTATTTGTTTTATAGATATTTATTAATAAAATAAAAAAATGGTTAACATCTTAATAACTGAAAGACAACTTGCTTTAATTACTAAAAACCAATCATTAAAAAATACGGAATCTCTTAATGAGTCTGAATGGTATAATACTGTTGGTGATATTGCAGGTATTTTTGACCCAACAGGGACTATTGACCTTGTAAATGGAGTTAGTTATTGGAATCAAGGTGATAAGTTATTTGCTATATTATCTTGGATTTCGGTTGTTCCATATGTAGGGGACGTTTTAGCCAAACCTGTTGTTGGAGTACTAAAGGCTGGTGGTAAAGCTACAAGTGCATTTAGAGGAGCCGTAGCTGCCGGTGACGCAGTTAAAATTGCAAAAACCGCTAAAGTTGCTGGAGGACCAATTACTAAAATGGTTGAGAGTGCGCCTACTTGGGGTGGTAAATTATTACGAATATTAAAAGCTGCCGTTGGTAAAGTACCTGGAATTGGTGGACCATTAGTAAGAGCGGTTGAAGAATTTGTTGGTATTTTTACTAAAGCAAGTAAAGAGATTAAGTTACCATCAACTATTACTAAAGGAGGTAAAATAATTAATGTTGAAAAAGGATTATCGTCATTAGAAAAACAAAAATTAATGAAATCTCTTGAGAGAGAACAAGGTAAATTATTCAGGGGAAATAAAGACGTAAGAAATTCATGGTTAAAATATATGAAATCTGACGCATCTATAGGTCAAAAAATATGGGCAGGTGTTCCAAGAATTTTTGGTGGTAATCCCGCAACTAGGTCATTAATGAAAAGAACAAAAGTTTATTTAGGGTTTTTAGATTATATGGGTTTTGGAAATTTTATTGGACCTGAAGAATTATTAGAAAAAATGCCAAACGCCGAGCAACAATGGAATGTGTATTCTCAAACACCTGAAGCTCAAGAAACTTGGAATCAAGAAATGGGTGAAACACTTCCTAATCAAAGTATGGGACAAACACAACCAACCGTTACTAATCCAAGTGTGGGGATGTTAACCCCATCCACTGGAGACCCAATTCAAGGATGGTTATCAGGTATATTTCGTTCAAATGTTGGTAAAGCCGCCTTAATGGCAATTTAATCTATAAAATATGAGAGAAGAATATATGAAAGAAGAAATAATATTAAAATTAGTCCAAATACAAAATCAATTTAGATTTTTACACTGGCAAACATTTGGTGATGCCAAACATAGGTCATATGGTAAAATATATGATTTATTAGGTGACCTAACGGACAATTTTGTTGAATCCATGATGGGTAAATATGGTAGACCTGAATTTGAATCAGAGTTTTCTATAATGTTTCAGGATATTAAAACAATTAACATTCAAAATTTTTTAGATGGTATAACAGAGTTTTTGGTTGATATGACAGACCAATTAGATTCAAAATACGATACAGATTTATTAAATTTAAGAGACGAAATGTTGGCTAAAATTAACCAATTAAAATATTTGTTAACGTTAAAGTCATAACATGGAACAAAAAGTTATGAGATTAACAGAATTAGATTTAACTAAAATTGTTAAATTAGTAATCACAAAACAAGAAGATGGGAAATATCATAAATCAATTCAATTTGAGATTAATTAAATATGAAGAATTTACTCAAAGAGACAGGATTACGAGACATCAACAATTTAGCTAAAAGATATCCAAAATCTGAAATATACTTTCATCAAGATTTGGATGGAGTGACAACCGCAGTTGCAATGAAAAAATACCTTGAAGACAATGGTATTGATGTGGTAGGGGCTCACATAATCCAATACGGTGACAAAGAATTCTCAGTTAAAAAGAACGACGCACAGGGAGATGTGATGCCAGTTCTTGTGGACTTTGCTCACGGTAAGCCAATGTTTGTAATTCACACGGACCATCACGATAAACAAGTTGGAGTTGAAAAAAATACCTCAACACAATTTAGAGGAGCTCGTTCAAATGTAGAAACAATATCTCAAGTAGTGTCTCCAAAAGACTTGTTTCCGTCTTCAGATATCTTATTAATTAATACTGTTGACTCAGCGGATTATGCTAAATATAATATCACACCTGATGAAGTTGTTAACTATATTTACCGTTTGGATAAAGAAAAATCACTCCAACAAAACAAAATGTTATTAGGATTGGTTATTAATAAATTGTTGTTAGCGTTTAAAAACAAACCAGGTTTTTTAGAAGGGTTGGTTATGGATTCTGAACCATCTTTAATGTCTATTTTAAATAACATTAAAAATTGGATGAAAAAAACAAATGCCGCAAATCCAGAAGAATTACAAAAAAATGCTGAGGGATATAAAGATAATATGAAAAACTTTCCAAGAGTTAGTGATAGTATTATTTTTCAATATGGTGGTGGTAGTATGTTTAAACCTGGTTCTTATGATAGATACACACCATTTAGAAATAATCCTGACGCCGACTTTTTAATTATGGCTTGGCCTATGGGATTGGTTCAAGCGTCTTGTAATCCTTTTAAGAAAGACAGAGAACTTAAAGGTGTTAATCTTGGTGAAATAGCTCAAGAAGTATTATCAAAATGGGAGGGACAACTAAAACAAAGAACAATTCCTTTATCAACTATTAAATGGGTTAGTGAAACTTCTGTAGGTCCTGAAAGTATTGGATTTACATTCAACGATTTTGAAGCACTATATGGCGATAAATTTACAACTATGGAAGGTGGTGAAAAAGTTTTAGACCATATTCAAAATATGATGGAAACATCATTTAAAGATTTAACTGAAGAGCATAAAGATATGTTAGATAAAATTGGAATCAACGCTTGGGATTTAATTCAATCAAATTCGGGTGGACACAAATGTATTACAAACATTTCTGGTTTAAATTATTTAGGTAGAGGTAAAAGACCACCTCAAGGACAATATAAGTATGATTCTGAAAAAGATGATTCACCTTCAGTTAAGTTTACAAAGATGATTGCGAATGAGTTTGAAAGAAAACTTAAAGAAAAAATTGCAGAATCAAAGTAAGTATTCAACAACATCACCTGGTTCAATATTCAAATATTCACAGGTTCCACCTTCAAGTTCCAAAACAATATTTCCGTTTCCACCATAACTAGGACATTTATTTCCACGACATGGAGGACAATCATGGTGTATATTAACGATTACGTTATTACGGATAATGATAATGTCTAAGTTAATTATACAATTCTTCATCCAAAAAGATTGTTTGTCTCCACCGATTAAAAATAATAGACCGTCAAAAGTATTATCAAATGTTCTACCCATCATTCCAATAGATTGAGATTCTTTATCTACCAAAGTTTTAACATTAAAAATATTGTCGTTGATTCTAACTTCCATACATATAAATACAAATAATTGTAAAAGATATGTTAATTTGAATTTTTTTTGAAAAAAATTTGACTTTTATGTATAAATGTAGTACTTTTGAAATTGTTGGGCATATTTATAGTTTCCGTGAGAAATGACGGACATCCCCAAAACGTTTCACAATATATATTTGGCAAAATGAGAATTTTGTTTTAACTTTGTGAAACAATTGAGATGAGAGTCTCAAAAAAAAATGTCCCATAGGCATTTGATTATTTGAAAAAATAGTTTTATCTTTGTGGGACATTACTTTAAAAGTTCTTTAAACTAATATATTGTAGGGTAGAAGATTGGTGACTCATGTGGATTATAACCATAAGGTCTGAGGTTCAAATTCTCCCTTTATAAATAAAGAAAAAAAAAGTTTAAAAAAGATTTGGAAAATTGAAAAAGTCTACTTATCTTTGTAAAACAATTAAGAAAACGTTCTTTGAATTAAAGATATTGGGCGGTCTATAGTCCATAAAATAAACCATGAAAGTGGTATAAAGTGAATCATTTGGTTAAGTGGTTTGCGGCTTCCGAAAGGGAGCTCGAGTAGACAAGCGAGATATCGTTAGACCTTGAGTACCGAGGGTGACACTGTAGGGAAACTGGTTTAATGACCAAGCGATGTGGGTCGTTTGGTTGAGGTGGGAACACCAACAAGAATAACTCGTAGAATTATTGTAAGACACATGGTTATCCAACCATACTATTGCGTGATTCAATATTAGAGTAGGTTTAAAACCGAAAGGTAAGAAGTCGTACAGGTGGTGCTGGTGATTCCTTCTTAAAATTTCTACCAAGAAATTTAAGATGAAACAAACTTGAAATATGAAGATAGGGATATCTTAGGGAGTAGTTAAGTATCGTGTTGTTCAAAAAATGACATGGCTTGGTCGGCGAACCGCTACTTTCATCATCCACAACCGCAAACTTTGTTAATTAAGGTTTATAAACAACTAAAAGACAAGGAAAAGCGTTCGCCAGTCGTGATTGACAGGTCACTACATAGTCATGAAATGTTCATGGCCGTAAAGGGTCCCAAACCCAATACGATTGTTGTGAAAGTTCTCTAAGTTCGCAAGACATAATCAGGGTGGCAACCTTGAAGAGCAACGAGTAAAAACAGAGTAGATTACGACTTAAGGATTGGTTAATCTAATTGACCGTGACTGAGAGGTACTTTTCAAAAGAAAGTGGAAATCGGAGGAAAAAATAATCTCCTGTAAAGTCTCTCGTAAGAAGGTGTATTCTCAACCTGAAGCCAAGAACCCCGACAAGAAATTGTTGGGGTTTTTTGTTTTATCATATATTTATTAATATGAAAATAGTAATAACTGAACAACAATTTAAAACCATATTTGAGAATAATTCAAAAGAACAACTGACAGAAAAATGTTGGAGTGGTTATAAGCAAAAAGGAATGAAGACAATGTTTGGTAAGCGATATCCAAATTGTGTTAAGAATGAATCTGAAGAAACAAATGAGGCTTCAAGTCCAGCACAACAAGCAGCAATTGCCATCAATATGAAGAAGAAGGGTATTGCGCCCAAAAATAAAACTTTACATGAAGATGAATATGGTTCAGTTGAGGAGACCAACTTCGTTGTTGGTGACTTATTAACTGAGGCAGAATACCAAGGAAGAAAAGTTCAGTTAGGTAAGATAATGCAAGGTGACATTAAAAAGTCCAAAGTATATGTTAAGAATGATAAAGGTAAGGTTGTTAAGGTAAACTTTGGTTTTGGTGGAAAATCGGCCAAAGGTAAAATAATGAGGATTAAGAAGAATAATCCTGAAAGAAGAAAATCGTTTAGAGCAAGACACAATTGTGATACTCCTGGTCCAAGATGGAAACCAAGATATTGGGCGTGTAGAACTTGGTAGTACTAATCCCTCACAGAAATGTGAGGGTTTTTTGTTTTTAAACATTAAAATAATTTTTTAAATATAAATTTTTTACTATCTTTGTATTCTAAATCAAAGGATATGAATATGACATCACACAACATCAAGATTCAACACGAGACTTTCGGAGTATTATTGAATGAGACATTTGTTAACAATACCCAATTCAAGTTATTCTTGAAGATGGTACAAGGATGTATTGAGTTAAAGAATGATTTGACATTTTTTAACGGAATGGATTTCCTTGTTCATATTCCTCACAAACACTTGGTGAGTTCAATTATTACAACTAACGTTGATGCTTATACATTGGCAGAGCATTTGGTTGCCAAATCTAAATTGGAGGCATTAGAGACAAAATGAGTTTATTAGTTAAATTAATAAAAATCGCACTTGGAGTTGCTGTAGTATACGCGGCATACAAGATTGGTGAAAGTGATGGTAAAAACAAAGAAAAAGATTCTTTAACTGAGGTTAAAACTGACTTGGATATGGAAATTGATTTTATTGAGGGGTTAATTGAAGAGTATCAAGTTATGCCAAATAAAACTCAAAAAGAGTGGGATAATAAACAAATGTTAGAAATTAAATTGGAACAGTTAAAACGAAAGTTATGATAACTATTGACGACATAAAGAAATGGGCAAAACCACACCCAACCACAAAGTTTAATGGTGGTAATGGTAAACAAACTCGATTTGGTACCAATAAAGTTGAATTTTCTATTGTAGGTGGGAATGTTGGACTGTATGGTGATTTTGAGAATACTTTTGAGGTTGCAATTTTTGATGTTGAGTCAAGAGATTTTATTACCCGATTTTTTTATCCTGAAGCAAGTGATGATGTAATTGGGTGGATGTCGAGTGAAGAAGTTGAAAAACTAGTTAACTCGGTAATTAAAAGAGAAGACCTTAGTATTGAGGTATAG